CGGTTTTCGTTTCCGCCAGCGGTTGAGATTGTTCCGGCGGCGCGGCAGGCACCGGCGTCTCTGTCGGTACCTGCTCTGCCGTGTTCCGAAACAGGAGATCCATTTGCGCCCCGATGCGGCGGTAGTGCCAGACATCGCGGAAGTACATCGGTGTGTACCACACCTGCGGGCCATCCTTCGGGAGCAGACCGCGGGCATCGTAGCTGGTAGACGGCCGGAGGAGAGAGTCGTCAATGACAACATACCCCGGGCAACCGAGCAAGCTCAGCTGGATATAGCACATGCAGCCCGCGAGATAGTCTATATCCTGCGCCACGAACAGCACCGAAGTCTGATAGTTGATATGCCTGCTCATACATTCGTTGGCAAAGGCAATCAGAAGCGCGCCGGCGCCACAGGCGGGGTCGCTTACAGACACCCAGCCGCGCTGCTTGATCTGTTCTTCCAGATTAGGGGCAGCTGTGATAGAGGACATCGCCCTGCAGATGCTATAAGGAGTGAAGAACTGGCCTTTCCATTCGTTGCCGAGACCGAGGCTCATAAACAGCTCTCCGAGAAAGTCCTGGTTTGGATCTCGCTCCAGCTCGGCAATGACCTCCAGCAGCAGGTCGGAAAAGGCCTCCAGCTCTTTGGCAGAATACTTCTCCGAATGTGCGCAGTATGTATCTTCCCGCTCTTTCACATACGGTCCGCCCATCGTATTGGCGATGGCGATGGCCGACATGATGATGAAGTCCTGCCAAATATCCCAGCGAGAGTATTTCCCGCACAGGCCCTCAATGAGCCGGACGATGTTCTTCTGACTTTCCCCTCTAACATGCCGCAGGGCGTTTCCCATGACTTAGCCCTCCTCGCTCTCGGTGGAGGGGGCAGCGGTCTTTGCCTGAGCCTCCGCCGCCTTGATACCGGCATCGTAGCCGCGTTTCCATACCCGGCTGAGGTAGGACGCCAGAGCTACCTTGTCCATGTGCTTGATGGCCTTGTAATCCTCGCGGCGCATCTGCCCGGCAAGCTCAAGGTCATGCGCTGTGTGCCGCTGTGCTTTCATGGTCGGCATCAGTCCTCACCGCCTTCCTCGTCTTCCGGCTCATCGGCAGGGAGAACTTCGCGCGGCTCGGAGCCGTTATACGGCCCGATAACGCCCAGCTCCTCCAGCGCGTCAAGCAGGCGTGCGGCCTTGGCGTAACCGACATTCATACGGCGTTGCAACAGCCCTGCCGTTGCTTTGTTCTCTGCCCGCACCACGACGATGGCCTGCTGGACTTCGGGGTCGTCAAGGTCGATTTCCGGGCCGTCCTCGTCCTGCTCGTCCTCTCCGCCTGTCGGCGCTTCGTCGATGTCGTCAGCCTCGTCCTCGTCAATGACCGGCATCAGACCGGAGCGCAGGGCGTCTTTTTCCATCACATCACGGAAGAAATACTGCTGCCAGTAGGTAATCATCTTCACCAGCACCGACTCGATCTTGGTGCGGAGCGTCTTGCTGATGGTGAAGGTGCCGCCCGTGACCTTCGTTTCCAGAACGCCGTCCTCGAAAATCCAGGTCATGGACGCGTCCGGGCTGCGGTAGCCGACCTCCTCAACGTTCTCCAGCATGGAAATCTGCGCGTCCATGCCCTGCACCGGCTTGATGGTGAAGGTGATGGGGTACTTGTCCTTTGCGAAGCGGTAGACAAGATCGTGCTCATCGCAAAGGCCTTGCATTTTCTTCTTCTGGGCTTCGTACATAGAAATTTCGCTCATAGTCAATCTCCTTTCAGTTGAGCAGAAGCAGCGTGCCGTTCCACGCCGTCTGCACGCGGTATTTTTCCAAATCGGCCTCGGTTGCGTACTTGCGGCCGAAAAGCTCTTTCATGGATTTCCAGACATCCCAGGGGACGCAGTAGACCTCGCCAGAATTGAAGCCCGCGAGGACGAAGCAGCGAGCGCCGAGTGCCTGATGCCGGTCCATGTAGGACTGCTGGCTCTGGAGGACGCGGCTCTGCTCAATCCGGTCAGCTGCCGTGAATTTAGCCTCGAACATGACCGTCCTTCCGCCTTTGATGGTGCCTTTGTAATCCGGCTGCGCCTGCTTTTCGTAGTAGGCAATGAACTTCCCGTTGCCGAGGTTCTTCGTCGGGTGCATCGGCTCCGGGGTCTTTTCGACGATGGCCCAGCCCTTTTGCGCGTAGTAGGCAAAAGACTCGTCTATCCTTGCTTCAAACTGTTTGCCGCGAGCCTTAGCTATCTTTCCGAGAAGCTGGCGCTTCGGGTCTTTCTGATTACTCACTCGATCCACCCTCCCAGCCGCAGCCCGCCGTAGAACATCCCCAAGCCTGTGCTGCCTTGCCAGAGGATCTGGCTCATGGGGATAAGGTCGTTATCGCTGGCGCCGGCAGTGCCAAGCAACAGGAAGAAGCCGAGCACAGCGACAATGCCGCAAACTTTCCTAAATCTCTTTCGTGTCATAGCTCTACCCCCAGATATACTCACGGCAGAAAATGTGATCTCCGATCCGACCCCATACACGGTCGTTCTCTCCGTTCCGGGAGAAGAACACCACATCGACGTCAAGGATCGTGTCGCCATACAGCGCGGCGTCGATGGCGTCATATTGCGCCTGCGTCGGCTCTGCACTCCCAATGGCATAAACGGTGGAGAACTGCGGAACGTTGGTGTCCTCGCCGTCGTGGAGGACATCATGCACCGTGTCCGGGAAAGCGCTATGCAGCACGCGGTTGAATACAACCTCGACCACAGCCTGCTGTCCCTCGGCGCTTTGATTGCCCGCTTCCAGATACACGATCGCGGCCAACTCTTCCCGCTCTTCCGGGGTCATTTCAATGTTGATGTACCGGGCGGCGCGGGCCGGCGTTTCCGCTACGGTGTTAACTTGCTCTGGTTCCTCGACGCTCGGCTCCATCGGCTGCACAGGCGCTGCGATTGCAGGGGTTTCTAACTTGCTGGCAACTTGCTCCGGCGCGATGCTTTTCTCATTTGCGCTAATGCGGAGAGCGACGATACAGGCCAGGACTGCAAGCAGGCAGATAAGCGGCAGCGGCGAAGCCCTCCTTTTCTTTCTTCGATTCATGTTTTACCCCCTATCTGCTTCATGCCCGGGCCGACCGCTTTCCGCTGGCCGCCACTTAGTGCGTTGGTCTGGCGAAGCACCTTTTCATATGCTTCTCTGAATTCGTAGTAGTTGTACCGTCTGGCCATCTCCTTGTGACCGTCTCCGAAGGTATGTTCCTCTGTGACAATGATGCGATCAGGACCGCCGATCATTTCGATAGCGCATCGCGTGCTTGAATCAGCGGGTAGCCCTGCAAAGAACTCTTGCGGGGTTTTCCCAAGCTGGATTTCAAGCCTTATCCGATCCCACACGCGGTCTATTTTCGCCCTCAACTCGGATTGAATATCTTCGGCCTTTTCCTTGAACTCCGCGATGGTGGGAGGGAATTTGCACTCGCGCACCAGCTTCACGACGGCCTGCTGGCCTGTCCAGAAATCGACCTCCGGCAGGCAGGTCACCCATAAATTGATCGTTGGGCCGAGCTTTGCGATGCCGCCCTTGAAAACCTCGGCATTCGGATAGGCCAGAAGCATCACGGCGAAGATCTCGCTCATTTCCTTGTGCGTCATACGCATTCATCCGCCGCGTACATCTGGTGGAGCTGCTGCAGGTCATCCATAGCGCTTTCACTGGCGCTCTGGCGCGGCCCGTTACCGGCGCGGCAGCCCCAGCGGTCACGGCTGCACTTGCGTATCACCAAATTCCAGTCCTTCCATTTGTTCTTGTTGCCGTTCATCTGCGCGGACTCGTCTATGTAAGCAATGCAGCGCTGGAGCTCCGCTTCGCCCAGCTCGTCCAACAGGCGGGCGTACTCATCATCGGTGAGCCGCACCCAGCCATGATCGCCGAATTTGTGTCGAGGGATTTCCGGTCGATCATCTTCGGCGGGGTTATATTGCGCGGTCACGGTGGAGCGCTCGTTGTAGCGAGCAGCCAGATATTCGCGAAAGCGGTCGTTCTTGACCTTGCGGATTTCGCCCAGCAGTGGCTTGTTCAGCTTTTCCGATGCTGACCAGTTGTAGCGGCACCAGTTGAGGATTAGAAGTTCCTTGGTCTGCACGCTGTACCGGATGACATTGTGCGCGCTGTCCAGCCGTTTCAGCAGGCGCTCAACGGAATCGTTGTTGTACCCTGTTTCGTTGGCAATCTGCTTGATGCTGACCTCGTAACAGCCGCAGAGGTTGGTGTGAGGATTCGTCATGCAGTAGAGGTAGATATAACGGTCCTCCGGCGTGAAGTCGTCGACAACCTTGCTGTCCGTCCAGAAGTCCATGCTGATGTTCCGATAGCTTGCCATAGTGTGTCACCTCCTTTGGTGGGAGGCCGCCCGGTTGCCCGGGCGACCGTTTCAGAATGGCAGCTCTCCGTCATCCTCGCCGACTTCGCTAAAGTCACCGTAGTCAGAGGCGGGATATCCACCGGGAGCAGCGCCGCCATAGGAGCCGCCCGGCGCACCGTAGCCTTGGCTCTGCTGAGAATATCCGCCCTGCGGCGCGTAACCGCCCTGCTGATAGCCGCCTCCGTCGCCGTCACGCTTGGAGTCCCCGAAGTAAACATTGTCGACCACGATCTCCGACGAGCGGCGCTTGTTGCCGTTGTTGTCCTGCCAGTCGCGCATCTGAAGCCGGCCTTCCACCACGGCCATGCGTCCCTTTGCAAAGTATTTGCAGACAAACTCTGCCGTGTTTCTCCACGCTACGCAGTCGATGAAGTCCGTTTCTCTCGACCCGTCCTGCGCTTTGAAGTCGCGGTCGCAGGCTACAGAAAAGCTGGTCACGGAAAGGCCGGATTGCGTGCGGCGAAGCTCCGGGTCGCGGGTCAGACGACCCATGACGATGATCTTATTCAGCATCGGTCGTAGCCTCCGGCTCGTCAGCAGCTCGTGCCGCCAGCATCTTCATGCGGCGCAGAGTGCTGCGCGCCTGCTGAATTGCTTCCAGTACCTTATCGGCGTTGTAGCTGTTGTTGCCCATGATGGTTTCCTCCAGCACATCTCGCTCGGTTTCGGCGCGGATCAGCTCCTCGAAGCGATCCTGGGGAACGAGCACAAATCCAGGGTCAAGCATCAAATCCGCCACCAGCTCGGCGGGGGTCTTCTTGTTATCTTCCATAGCGGTAGTCTCCTTTCGTCTCTCGTTCGATGATTTCGATTGCTTTGCGGCACTGGCCGACATCAAACATTCCGATGTGGGTCTTTTCCACCGGCAAGCCCATCTTCTGAGCCAGCCAGCCGTACGCCGCGTTGCGATGGCCGCGGAAGCGGCCATACTTCCACAGAGGGTCAAATACGGCGTGCGCGGCCTTTTTCCAGTTCCGCAGCTCTGCGTTGGCCAGCCGTCCGAGGGGCTTGTCCGTCCCCTTGTGAACACCGACATAAGCCATGCAGTTCCGGCAAAGATAGATTTTGCCGTAGCTTTTCCCGTAGATGACCTTGCTGTCGACATACTCGGCCTCTCGGCCGCAGTAGTCGCAATAAACTTTCCTCACGGATGCCATTCCTCCTTGTATCTGGCAATCTGCTCGGGGGTGTCGGTTTCGATACCGACCTCCTGGCATTCGGAAATGATACCGTCCAGAAAAACGCTCATTTCCTTGGTGGAATATTCGCTGGTGCCTTTGATGGCGCGGTAGTGAATGAATTTCTTCCCGTCGACATAGCCGACGCCGGTTTCCGCGTAGTGGCGCGCCACCAGCGCGGGCGGCACGCCCTCGCGGAGGGAAAACAGGACTTTGCACTCGTTCCCTGCCTCGTCGGTGTAGGTTTCGCCGGTGCCGTAGCGCCGGAGCATTTCCTCATAGACCGATTCCTTGTCCGAATTCACAGCCACGGCCAGCTTCTCAATCAGTGACCATGCGTAGTTGTTGGCGTTGAGGCTCCGGGGGATGACGCGTTTTTTGATGGAGAAGGTGATCTCCTGATCGCCGAGCAAGTCCCAGAGCTTCCTGCAGCTCTCGCGGGTGGTGATGGTCAGAACGCTTTCACCTGTGCGCGAAAAGGACCAGTCTTTCAGCCGCCCATTCATAGCGTGGCCCACTTCTCCTGATAGACCTGCATCAGATCCATTGCCCGGAGCCAGTCGAAGAAGTCGGAAATGACAGGGAAGATGCTGGGTGCATCCTCGCGGAAGTATGTTTCTGGCCATACATCGCGCCCGTTGCTGGCGATGTAGGTAAACTGCCGCGCTTCGGGGATCAGCTCGAAATAGGTGGGGTGCTGGGTGCTACCAAAGTATTTTCCGGCGTCATAGCTCTTGGTGAACTTGATGTCGATGATATTTCCGGCTTTCAGGCAGTCCAGCCGCCCATACAGAAGCAGGTTCATACCTCCGACCTCGATGGGCTTTTTCGCCCTGTACTGGAGGACACCGCCAGAGCAGCGGCGCGCTACCTTTTCGGCGGCGTCATACCACTGAGCATTCGGATCGGCGCGGCCGGCGAGAATGGCCGTTACCAAATTCTCGAAGTCGATGCCATTCTGCATGGCTTCGGTCGTGGGGGTAGGCTCCCGGCGCAGGGTCAGCATGAACTCGCCCATCGGGTCGCGCTCTGTGGTCAAATCCTCGTAAGGGTTCTCTTTCATGGTGTAGAGCCAGGAGGCCAGAAGCGAATGCGTCATCAGATAGCGAGCCAATTACTCCGCCTCCTTCTCCTCTCCCGGCGCCGGCGTGTACTTCTTCAAAACCTTGTCGAAGAACAGGCCACATTCCTTGATTTTCTTGTTCCAGATGACGCCCAGCTCCTTGTTGGAGGTCAGCGCGTGCTTGATGGCCTGGTACTTCGGCATAGCCGCATTTGCGGTGTCGGCATCAACAATGCCGGCGATGATGGCGGTACCCTCGACCATCGCGGCCTCGTAGGTAGCTTGGTCAACGGCGTTCTGCTCGACTTCGGCAGTCGCCTTGGCGTTGTACTCGTCGAACAGCCGCGTGAGGAAGTCGTTCGGGCTGGTCGGGCCGAGCGCGGGGATTTTGCGAATGCCGGAGATGCCGCGCGTACCCTTGGCAAAGTAGCGCTCGCAGTTGGAGAAGCCGATGGTGCGGTCGTTGCCGTAAATCTCCACGAAGCCGCCCAGATCCATAGG